CTACTATTTTGGTCTATACCGCCCCGCGGCGGCCCCACGGGCCGCCCCGCGGGGGCGGTTTTTCTTCACTTTATCCCCAGTATCGGAACTTTCCGCAACACCCACAAAACAAGCTGGTAAGCATGCTCAACAGCCCACACAGCCAAAAACACATCAATAGCCGGGCGAATTACATCGAACGGAACAAAAAAGTTAAGTATACCAGTACCGGCCTGAATATACTCAAACAGCTTATTAACTAATGTTGTGAGTTCAGCCGGAACAATAGGAAAATCAAAAAGAGCAATTAAAGGCTTAAGGCACAAGTGTGCTAGTTTCTGAATCAACGTTAACATACTATTCACCCTCTCCGAAAATCCTATGATATGTATTGATGAGATACCGGATTAAGGCAAGATAGACCAAAAGAGTAGTAGCAAAACGCACGACAGACATAAGACCAGCAAACTTACTATCAATGTCAGAAAGATTGTACTTAGTGTCGGCCCATACGTTATAGGAAACGCCGTCAATTTCCACGCCAAAGCCGGGAAAAGTCAAAGTAGTGGAGCCCGGATTGGTGAATAAATTGAAAACCCCTTGCGTCAGGTTGTCAATAGAAGTAAACAACCCGGTAGCGGCCTCTACATCTGATGTATCGGATAGAGAATCACTCGCAGAGGAAACGGCAGAATCGGATGGCCGCGTCAAATCTTGATAATTGTTATTGATAGAATTGTTGATAGCTTCAAGACGTTTCCGCGCTTCTTTGTCCGCAGTGGTTACAGAATTGTTGATATTATTAAGGGCCGTCAAAACATCTTGTGCGTGGTCAGCGTCTAAATTGGCGGGAATGTCAGATAAATTGATAGGCACATTATAACTAGATGGTGTATTGTCACTACTCCATATTTGATTAGTGTTATTGTACTGATTATAGGACACATATACACGCACCCAATCACAATCTTTGTCGGCATAGTAGAAGAAGCTATCACCTTCAACCCACCAAAAAAAACCGCTGAAATTGGCCCAAACCTCGTTAATAGAATACGAAGTACCACTATTTTGGTTGTTAGAAAGCAGTGCAGGAGAATTTTTAATATAATATACTTGACCTTTAGTCATCGGACCGTTAATATTCAAAGTCCAACCACGAAAAACAGATGTGCCCGGATCAAGAGTATAATTAACAGCTTGATGGTTTGATAAATTCCATGTAGCAGACCACTTGGTCACGCTGTCAGCTTTAGCGCCTAAACAAAATACGACACAACAAAGAGAAGCCAAGGCAAACGAGAACAGATACAAGCAACACCGTTTGCAATGTAATTTCAGAAGCTCCGTCAAGTGCGCCATAGCTAGAGTTAAGGTCTGTATAGACAACGCCGGAACTAATGTTAATGTTAACATTATCATTACCTCTTGTAACAACATAGTTGTTATTGTTGTAGTTGTACTCCACATAGTCGGCGGAGCCAGAAACAACACCATCCGCAAACGTCAAGTCATCCCCGTAATACAAAAAATAACTATACTGACTATTGCGGAATGCGACATAATGTTTGCCGGGGTTTTGCCGCATAACCGCCGAAAAATAATCCAAAATAGAACCCGTCCAAGTGCCAGGATATACGGAACTATTAGCCGCCTGCGCAGCAATAGCGTCTAAATCAGATACCGCCACGGCGTTTCCATTATCGAAAGCGATAATCGGATTTTCGGGTTCGGATTGATTTTCTTCCAAGTACGCACTGTAGCTCGAGGACTGCTCAAGCAACTCATTGACACCAGCAAGGATGTCATCAAGACTATCAGTAGCGCCCTGTTCCGTCTGTTCCTCATTTGTCGGCACCTCTTCAGTAGTGGATTCTTTTTCCGTCTGCTCTTCCAAAATCAAATCTTCTTCCATCACAACTTAAACCTCCCGTCCAAACCCATAGACAAGAACGAATGCACCAACTTAGCCCCAAACCCGAAAACAAAAGCAACTGAGAATGCGGGGCCTGCAAGTTGCGCAAATAATGCAATGATTTCTGTAACGTCAATATTCATGGTCATTTCCTCCAAAATTGTTGGCCGTATCTATCTTCGTTCACACGCAAAACCTTTGCGTAAGTATCATAGAGTTGATAGAGTGCAGGCTTATGAATCCAATGGTAAGTCGTGACGCTTGCCGCCTGAATCGTGCCATCATCATTGACAACAGCAGATTGCCCATCAATGACAGTGTTGCACTGCAAAACATTCATGACTTTTCGGCACTGCACGACATACTTAAATTGTTCTCTAAACGGTTTTGCAATGCGTTGAAACACCTGTGACGTACCCACAATGTGCTTGCGCTGTTTGCGTTGCTGTGCAATCTCCTGCATGACAGACGGATCAATCTGTTTCGATTCAAGCGAATTGAATTCCAGCTGTATTTCATCAATCAAGAAAAGAACCCCGGCAAAACCGTTTTCAACCTCGGAAAGACTTTTCATGCCTTCCCATTGGATGATGTCACGCACGGGGGGCCAGTCGTGCAACTCGACATTAGTACAAATAATCATATCAGGGTACGCGAGAGAGAGCCGATAGGCGTACTGTATCATTGACAGAGTTTTGCCCGACCCTTGAGGGCCACAAAATACCAGAATGCCGTCAGGATCAAAATATTCGGGATGTTCTGCCCGGAACTCCTTGTTATACACCTTTACGCGGTGCGCGTCCCACAGGTTAAACGTGCCCTTTAGGCCCGCAAGCCATCTATCCAAGTTCAACACCTCCCAAAAAGTGAAGCAACCCTGGGGGGCCGCGCCCCCCAGCACCCCCCAAAACGAGAGTTCTATAAAGAAAGGCCGGGCCAGAAGGCCCGGCCAAACTGCCAAAGCGAATAGGAAAGGAAAAGAAGAAAAGTCACAGGCGAATACGACCGGAACGGAAACTGCCCATGAGGGAGCCCACCGCCTTGCGCACGCCCCACCAAAGGAACACAAGGCCAATACCGGCAGTAACGAGAGTAGCGAGCACACCAACAACGGTGCTAACGCTAATCTGCGACGTCATCGCAGAGATGACGGACGCCCAGTCCTTAGCGGTCACGACACTGGAGGGCGGGTCCGACAGCGGGACAAGCTCCAAAACAGCGGAAATAGCCAAAACATCAAACGCAGTCACAAAAAACACCTCACTTAATCAACTGTACATCAATAGGACGGCCAAAACGATTGTGCACAATATTGTATTCGTGCCCAGGGAGGATCTGATCAACGGCATTTGCCTGGTAATACACATCGGCGGGGACTTTTTCGACATACGTCATACGGCTTCCGCGCTGCCAAGTATCACCGGATACCTCTTCGACGCAGTGCAGGTTGTAGTTGTCATAGCGAAAGCCCTGGAACTCGCCAACCCTATGTTGAATGCCTAAGACTGTAACACCCATATAGAGCACCTCCTTATAAATTAATAATACATCACGCAAAAAAAAAATCAACCCGGCAAGTCAAACAAACTTGCCGGGAAAAAATTAGTGAAAGCCGACACACGCGAACATTTTGAAATTGTACAAATAGACAAAATCCTTAATCTTGCCACCTGTTGACACGTCATCGGTTAACGTATCGGCATCAGGATCGACAAAACCCAAAGCCCGCCGAGCGTCACGCCAGCAGCCAGCGGGAGAAAAACAACGGACATGAGCAAGCGCCTTGTAAAGTTGTGGAAACTCAGGAACCCAAGCCGACCCGGCAAAATCAGAATCTTTAACGACGTACTTTGAAACCTCCTCAATAGACGATTTGGAGCCATCCAAAACACGCAGATTGACAAACATGATAGATTTATCACGCGCGGCCAACTGCCAACACCGGAGCCACCAACCATGCTCAGGGAGCCAACAACCAGCAGGGACAACAAGAACAACATGAAAGTGTGGATGATATGTACTGGTATATGCGTTGCGAGTAACTTCGAGCACACGGAGCCAGCCGGACAAGCCCAAAGCCTTAAAGTCGCGTCGCTGGGAGAAACGATTCCAGGCGGCGGACATATCGGCGAGGCGAGAAGCAAGTGAACCAATCTGTACGTTGCGAACAGTGAGCGTCAAAAAAACAAATCTACATCCGGGATACTGCGCTTTTATCCACTCAAAACACTCATAATTCTGCCGAAAAAGTTTTACGGAACGCCGCCATTGACAAGTGGGACAAAATCGATTGCGGCAAAAGTTTGCCGAAGCAATTAAACCATCGTAAGTGAGGCCAATAGATGTGCCACAATACCAAATTTTAGATGATATATCGGGAGCGACGGGGCGAATTTTCCGCGCAAAACTAAGCCCGGCGTATTTTTTAACTTGGCATTTTAGGAGCGAGGACGTATCATATAACATAATAGTCAACCTCGACCGCACTGCTACAAACAGACGGCCTATTTTTTTTCAGCCGGCGGAACAGAAAACTTATCTTGATAATAAGCCAACACAGCGAGCCGAATGGACGCAGAGTACGGAACACCGTTAAGCTCACGCATAGCACGCAGACAATCAAGGGTAACATCATCAACCGTAATAGTAATTTTACGCAAAAGAGACACCCCCTCAAATAACCCAAAGATCAGCATCAAGCTTACCGTCAAAATCAGGATTGCACCCATTAATGGCATCATTGACATAATCAATAATGTAATCAATATCATTAACAAGATAAGCGCCATCCTCAGCACGAGGGAGACAACCAGCATTAAGCCAATCCTCGGCAAAATCAACACCGGAGGAAGCATAAAGGTGAAACTCAACAAAACGGCCGGTAGAATCACGAAGTAACATTTTGAAAACCTCCCAATAAAGTATGTAAAGTATCTCTTTCTTACGACTATAGTATACCATACATATACGTACTTGTCAATACTTTTTTCAATACTTTTTCAAAAAATTTGAGAAGGCATAAAAAGCGGGCAAAGTAGTAAAGTTTGTCGGTTGGCTTGAGTTATTTCTATATTATCAAGATAACAGAAATCCGGGGGGCTT